TCAGGCGATCAGCATGGGAACAACGGTAACGTCATTGCTGGCGGGATCGCCGGTGCCGACCGAGACGATGTACATCTTCACCTCCTCGGTGCCGCCGACGCCCAACGAAGCGATCAGAATGTCGCCAAGATTGAGCGCGGTGGTGTCGAAATAGGCGCCGGCCTCGACAGCGGTATCGGCATCCGCGGTGGCGTAGTGCCACAGCTTCTTGACCGAACCGGACCCAGTGCCGACGGCGCCGCCGCTGTTGAACTGCTGCAGGCCAACTGCGTTGAAAGCCATTGATTAGCCCTCCGGGTTAGGTTGTCGGGACGCTGGCGGTGTCGTCGAGGGTTCCCTCGATCACGCCCGCATCGTCGATAAGGCACGCCCCGCCCGACATCATGTGATTGATGAAGTGCGCCGCGCGGTCGCCGTGCCAGGTGATGTCGGCTGAAACGCCGGAGTTACTGGCCACGTTGCCCGCCGACTTGGCGCTTGCATAGCCGACCGAGCTCTTGTGCCAGGCGAAGACCTTGGCCGTGGCCGTGCCCTGGCCCGGCAGCCCGGTATGCGCGCCCCACAGGACGTTCATCCACGAGAGCCACTTGCCATGGCTGCGCATACCCTCGCGGAAGGGCATGCCGTTGGAGCCGACGAAATCGGAGGAGGAGAACTCCTCGACCGTCATCGCCATCGCGTAGGCCCGCGGCGTCAGCAACGCGTAGCGCATGCCGTCATTGGGCACGTCGTTGGCGTCGAGCGCCTCGACCATGCCGAGCAGCGCATTGCGCACGGCGACCGAGGAGGTCACCGTCCAGGCAACCGCGCCTTGCGTGGTGGCGTCGAGTGAGGTGATGATCTGGTCGTCGACCTTGCGGCCGAGCGCCCAGGCGCCGCCCGATGCAACCGCGCGCCGCTCGTCGGCGTTGGTCTTGGCTTCGTCGAGCTTGTCGACCCAGTCGCCGGCATAAAAATCCGCCAGCGTGCACTCGATTGGGGTGTGGGACTGGTTCATCGGCGTAATGGTGCCGTGGCGCGCCTTGGTGGTGGCAACGCCCGAACCGACTTTCTGGAAGGTCGAGGTGGCGCCGACGACGTCGGTCTTGTGACGCACCGCCGGCAGAAGAAAAGAACCGCGCCGCTGGAAGACGTCATGGACGTCGGCGACGTAGTTCTTCACGAACGCTTGGTCTATCGAAGTGCTCATCGCTGCATCTCCGTTCCGTTTCGTTTGAGAAGAGGGCTTGAGGAAATGGAGAGCACGCGCCGTTCAGTGGGCCGCCCGTATAGGCCACACGCCGCGCAAGCGCGGTGAGCTCGGTCCGAGCCCCCGTGGCGCCCTCATCGGATCGTCATGGATCCGGGCGCGCGAAAGCTCGGCCCAAGGTCGCGCCGGACGGCGTGCCAAGAGCGGGATGTTCGGGCAATGCAAGGATCGCCGGCGGGTCGAGCGAACGGTGGGCCGCCGGCGGGAGATTAAGGAACTAAGGAATTAAGGGATGTGAAAAATATTTACAGACTTGTCTTCCGGGAACTATTTGCGCTGTCCGTCTGTAATTCGGGCGCCGGATGAGCGTGGCAGTCAACACAGGTTAGTAGTAATCACCGAGCAACATGTGCTGGCATCACATTGATCTCAATGACGATACGTTACGCTCCATGAAACGTCCTGTCCTTTACGCTCGACATTCGTCCAAAATTGTAAGCGAGTCTCAAAAATGAACATAGAGCCCAAATAAATAAACAAAACCAGAATGAAATCAAAATACTTGAAATAGACCAAGGTATTGTTATTTTCGGTGTCAATATAATTAACGGAATGGAACTAAACGTTAGCGTAAATCCAGCAATATTGGCGCGCTTTATATAACCGACGAACCTTTCCATTGTTATTGTGCCTTGAAGCGCGCCAATGAACCCATCACTTCGCCCGGCAACAAGCCCATAAACACCAAAAGCGAAGCCAGTTTGTATCGCGGACCAACCGAACACCGCACCGTACAAGCCCTCGCTACTCCAAGCCTGTGTTGCAAACCGTGTCACAATGTCACTTTGGAAATATACTATCAGTGCGAGCACAATCGCGGCACTAATAGTCGGTCCAAATTGCTCAATAATCAGCGCTAAGGACCATTTATCGCGTGCAGGGTTCGTGTCATCCATGGCCGTGCATTTTGTCTCGAAGGAAATTACGGCGAACTTCGTAGTTCCTATCAGGATCATTGTCTGGCAGCGCAAGCTCGTCCTTCTCAGAGAGAATCTCATCAATGAGATTGATTTCGTCGTTTCTCTCGCCCGCCTCTGTTTCTGAGACCGCTTTCATTTTCCTGACGTCAGCCTGATCGTTGGCGAAAAGCGCGAATACTTGGCTTGCCATTTCTTTTGTGGCAGCAGACAGTTCGCCATTTCTGCGGCCCATGCCAAGTTCAATTGTCACAAAAGGAGCACTGTATGCTTCTCCAAGCAATCTGATAGAATCGCCGACCGCCGCACCTGCGTTCTCTATCGCACCAAGATGGTCCGGGCTAGCAATCGTAATCGCTAGTTTTCTAAGTGGATTCTGCTGCATTCGGAGCCAGTTAGATTCGTCAACTTTTGGCCGATAATCAAAACTTGCGTCGCCTCGCATGGCTCTGAGATAGGCAAACATTCTACCTGGTGACAGCACTCGCGTATCGTACTGTACCGCGAAAACGTGATCAACTTGGCGGAAACGAAATGCCACGCCATGCCCTAGAGGAGTGCCGATAGATAAGGACCTCGTACCGTCTACGTGAACTTCCGATAGGAAGTTGGTACTTTGAATCCTCGTAAACTCTCCGGTGAAGTCATTGCCTTCCAGTTCAAATCGCTCTAGACGGGCACTAAGCCCCGTCGCCAATCGCACCTCCCTTTCGGGTATGTCCTTTGCGAAGATCTCCTCAAAGACTTCACGCAACGATGGTCCTTGCGGCAGAGACTTCCCAACCGAATAAAATCGTATCGTTATATGCCTATCCACAATAACCTTCCCGTTTTGCGGGAAGATTATTCGGGCAATTCAACACTGTCAAACAATACCATCAGATCGACACGTCAACTCTTGGGGCGCACTCCGCTCTCAATTGGGGATAAGCAGCACGGGTCATTGAATGCGGAGTTGCGATCGTCGCAAGCGTCAACACCCCCTCACAAAACCCGAGCCCCCTCCCCCACGATCGGTGCGGCGCCGACGAGTTGGCGCGAGATCTGCGTACGTTCGTGGTCGAGGCGGTTGGCCAGGGCGTGGTCGCCGGCATCGAGCGCGTCGTTCATCTTGGATGTCAGCGCCGCGTGCCGCGCATCGAGGTCGGACGAGCGCATGCCGCCGCCGCCGACCAGCGGCGCGGCCTCGCCCATGCGGGCGCCGACCGCCGCCATCGTGCGCACGAAGGCTGGATGGTTGCCTAGGCGGATGCCGCCGATCTGCGCCGTGTCGAGCAGGTTGAGGAAATCCTCGTCACCAAAGGCCGCCGTGGCGCGCGCCGCCGTCGTCAAGGTGCGGTCGAAATCGCCGCCCAGCTCGGACCGCAGGTCAGCGACCGCCATCTCCGTCTCGCGGCGTTGGTGGCCCGTCACCGCCCCGTCGGCCGAGGCCAGCTCGTGGCCATACCAGTTGAGCGCCGCGTCGAGTTGGCTTTGCGTGAAGCCGGCCTCGTGCGCAACCTCCAGAAAGCGGTCGAGCCGCTCGCCACCATCGGGGCTGTGCAGCGCATCGGCAATCTGCGGCGGCAAATCGTCGGGAAAGCGTGTTTCGTAATCGCTCGACGAGGCCGGTACGCCGATGGCGTTGCGAAAGGCCTCGCTCTCAGCGCCGTCCGCACCCGGCGCGGGCACCGAGCGACCCAGTTTCTGGCGCAGCTCGAAGGCCGCCTTGGCCGCGTCGGCCGGCCCGGAAAAGCGCTCGGAAAAGGCTCGTACCCGCTCATCGGTGATATCCGCCCGCCAATCCGATCCACCGTCCAGGCCGCAGTCCATTTCTACGCCGCCGGGGCCATGCATCGCATCTTCACCGAACGATCCAGCTCCGGGCATTTCGCCGTCGTCGACAAATCCCTCGCGCTCGTCAATCATCATTCGTGTCCCTCATTCGTGACTAATTGCCAGAGCTCTGTTCGGCGGGAGCTTGCCGGCGCGTATGGGCTGGCGCGGACTGGCTGGTGCACCGTCTCAACAACACCGGCCCCGTCAGGCTGACGAAGTCAATCAGTCTCGCTTGTTTATCGTCTGCGCCGGCGCAGGGGCGGCATCTCCGGGCACTGTCGTCAGCACAGTCAACAGCCAACGTCCGATCTCCTGCTTGCCGATCCGCGCATAGGTCAGATGCGCGTCGCCCACACCGATCGGCGTGTGAAACAGCCGTGTCTCCTCGAAAATCTGCCACAACACGCGCCGTGCTTCGGCGGCGCTCGCCCCGCCCTCGATCAACACCTTGCGAAAATCGCGATACCTGTCGGCCGGGTTATAGCGCCCCACGCTTGGCGCATAAGGCGGCAAGGTTTCAAACAGCCCGATGGCGCGCTCGGTCGGCGTGCCGCCAGCGAGCGCGCCGTCGGTCGTCTGGTCTACTGAGGCCGGATCTTTGGGTGGGCTTTCATCGGGCGCGGCATCCTTGAGAAGCGGGCTTTCAGCCGCGCCTGCGCGCACCACCCCCTTAGCCGTCGGTGCCTTCCCGCTTGGTGCATTGCCGCTAGCTGCTTTTTTTGCCTGTATCGCTTTGCTCCTTGACTTATCGCCCGACGCGATCGCCGGGGAGGCGCAGTCGGCGGGCGCTGCCGATTCAGCCGTACTTCTTCGCCGTCCGCGCGTCTTGGCTGCACTCACTCGGCGGGCCCCGGGGCGTTTTTGCCAGCGGCGTCCTGGACCATCGCGGCGTCTTCGTCATCGTCGTCGAGCTCGGACAGCAGATCGCCGTCTTCGGAACCTTCCATCAGCGCGGCCAGATCGACGCCGCCCGATCCGTCCTGCCCCGCCGAGCCGCCCGGTCCGAACTGGCCGCCAAGGCCAGCGGGTCCATTCGGGCCGCCGGGCCCTCCCAATCCGGGCACCACCTTCGCCAGCTGGTCGGAAAGCTGCGCCAATTGATCGGGAGGCAGTTTGCTCGCGATCCCGGCAACTTGGTCCGCCCCGGCAAGCGCCAGCTGCGCCTGCTGGGCCTGGGCCGCCAGTCCACGCCGGCGCTCGACTTCGGCCAGCGGGCGCAGCCAGCGTTGCGGTAGGCCAACCGCCTCGGGCACATCGCGCGCAATCGCGTCAGTGTCGAGATGATCGAGCATGTCGGGATTTGCCTGCACCAGTGGCCCCATGATCTCGATCGCGCGCGGCAATGCGGCAGCCTCGATCTGCTTGGCGACACGCTCGATGGTCGAACCATAGGTGAAGCTGACGCCGCTGATCAGCGACTCGGGCGCCGGCGGCAGCGCGCCCGCGCGCTGCATGATCGAAAAGCTGCGCGTCGTGATCACGGCCGGCCCATCGGGCTCGAGCTGGCCCAGCGTCGGGCCGACGGTGCGCATGAATTCCTGTTTGCGCTCGAGCACCTCGGTGGCGGTCATCTGCGGGCCGTCGACCGGAAGGTTGAGCACGTTCTTGAAAAAGGCCGACCAGATCTGCTCGCGGGTGTCGCGCTGCATCTCGCGGCCAAGCGGGAAGTTCGCGCCGCTGATCGCCGGGAAGATCGCGCGTTGGCCGCCCGCCCCCGCCAGCGCATCGGCGTCGTAGTATGTGATGCCGCCGGGGAAGGTACGCGGCGCCGAGGAAATCGAATCCGACGGCGCGAACCAGGGCGGGTCAACCGCCTTGTGGCCCGACTCCAGCATGGTCTTGCCCATCTGCATCAGCGTCTTGGCGTCGGGCAGCGCCAGCATGCCGGGCGAGCGGCCGTAATCCTCATCGGCATCGGTATCCCAGCGCAGCACCGCGAAGGGAAACTCGTGATAGCCGCTGTCGTCCATCATTGCTTCAGCGTCGATATCGATTACCCGCGCGGCGAAGGGCAGGCCCGGTGCGTCGAGCCGGCCGGGCGCCGCGTCATCGCGCGGCGTCACCGCCTGCAGGAAATCGAACTCGGTTTCGCGGTCGTTCTCGTTGGACGCTTCGCGGGTCCGCCCGGCGAGCTTGTCCGGGCCGAAACGCCTGGCCGCCTGGGGCGCGGTCAGCCTTTCAACCAAGAACATCGTATCAACTGCGCCCTCGGCGTTGGTCGCGATGTAGGTGTCCTTCAGGTGCAAAGGGCGGAATACCAGCCCGTCCTTGTCGGCTCGCTCGCCCATGAAAACGATCGCAGTGCCAAGTGTGACCAGGTCGAGATAAGCCGTCGCGAAGGCTTTGACGAAGCGCGCATGGGGATCATAAATCGCGCCGAGCAGGCGTTTTTCGGCCAGATCGATCCAGGCCTTTACCTCGTCGTCGTCATTGAGCGCCTCGTCGGCCGCCTTGAGGGAAAACCAGCGTTCGGACTTCGGCGTCAACAGCCCACCGACCGCCACAGCCAGCCCGCGCGCGGCCAGCATCGGTGCGCTATCGAACTGCTCGTGGGTGCGCTTGGCGCCCGGCTCGCTTGAGACCGTGAAATCGGCGCGGCGTGGACGCATGAGTTCGGCCAATTCCTGCCAGTGCGTTTCCCACTGGCCGCGCACGTTCTTGCGCTTATCGAACCGCTCGAGCGTCTCGGTAATGATTGGGTCGGTCATGAACGATTACCCATCTGTAAGGCGAAGAATTGGAGTGTCTGAAATGAAGGCCCGAGCGCTTCACGCTCACCCGTCACTCAACTGCCGTTAGCCCAATGTCGGCCGATCGACCGGGGCATCGCCGAGCACACCCAGCGCGCCGGTGAGGATGGTCGAGCGCGTGCCACGCCGGCGTTTTTCCGCCAACAATCGCTCGCGCCGCTCATCCTCGCCCGCGCCGGGCTCAGGCACCGGAGGCAATTGCGGGATATCGGGCGTCTTGGGCGAGGAGAACAGCGCGCCGCCGGGCGACCTGAGCGAGAATGTTCTCAGTCGCGCCTGTATTCGCGCTACCACGAGGCAATCGCGCAATCGATTGAACATACTATTGCTCCTTGTATCAGCCGAACTCGCTTGGCGTTCCGGCGATGCCTCGTGGACCGCCTTTGGGGCCTCGACGTAACCCAAGGGGCCGGCGCGGGCGAACGTTGAGGCCACGCGGGTGGCCGGTCGCCCCACTGGTCAGCAAAGTGGGCACCTGCACGATCTGCGGCGCGACTTGCACCGCCGAGACCTGCGCCGGTGCCTGCGGCGCGCCAGTGGCGCTGCTCGGCGCGCTAGACCGCCGGTCATCGTCGTCATCTGGGTTGATGATTTGTTGTATCGGGTCCGCCTTCCTGAGAGTTTCGAACAGCGACCCGCCCGGCAATCGGAATGAAAAACGCATCATCGGTTCTCCTGTTAGCGGGGTCGGCGACTGTCTTCCTAGAGGTCGAGCTGTTGCGCGCAAATACGCCGCCGCCGGCCACGACGACGCATCCGCCGCGTCAGTGCGCGGTAAAGCCCGTGCGGCGTCACTACCAAGGGCAGCGACAACGCCAGCGCGGCCTTTACCATGCCAACGCAATTGGCGATGGCGAACGGCCCGCGCGGCGGCTCCAACCCCGGCGCGACGGCGAGCACGGTGAAACCCTGGTCGCGATAAAAGCATTCCAGATCGTAATCGGCGCCGGCGACGACGGCGATTTCGGGCACGCCCATCTTGCCGTCGACGGCGATCCAGTAGTGCCCGTCATTAACGGCGCAGAACACATGCCGAAAGCCGGGCCTCAGCACCCACGACAGCCTGTGATCCCCATGCCCGTGAAAAACGACAAGGGCGTGCGGGATCGCTTGTTTCATGCGCGGGTCATCAGTTGGTAGTGGGTGAATGAGGGGCGGTATAAATGCAGGCTGGCAGCAGGTTCTGCGGTGGAGATTTCATTCTTTCTTCAACCCCCCCTCACCGTCCAAATCGGTCATACGCGCCATCTGTGCACGAGGGGCCACCGAGACCGAGCAGTGCGCGGACACGCAGCCGCGCTGTGGGTTCGGGCGCGCGGCCCATGGCCCGTTCGGCCGAAGCCGCGATCTTCTCCAGCTGCACCGCCTCGCGCTCGGCAAGATAGGCCGCAACGGCCTCGGGATTGGCGAGCGTGCCGCCAGTTGCTGCCTGGGGGCCCGTTTCATTGGAATTATATGGAGTGCCGCCGTGGAACGCGTCGTCTTGGGCGGCGTCATCTTCGACCTCGCCCGCGCCGACAAAGCCCCGGCCGGGCACGAAGACATCATCGCGCGAACCGGTCATAGCCACCCTCCGTGCGGCCGGGCGCGGACCGTTTGCCACTGCGTGCGGCCGGGAAAGTCACTTTCAGCGCCGGATCCAGAATGCGCGCGCGGGCGTCAAGCATGTCGTCATGGGCACCTACCGGAAAGGCGAGATACTCCTCGTCGATGAAAACTTGCGTCAGATCGACCATGCCGTCGGCGCGGCTTTCGCGCCAACTGGTCTCCAGCTCGTACCAGCGCCCCTGCTCGAAGATCGGCACCAGCGCCCGGATGCGGTCGGCCTTGGCCAGCGCGCCGCCCAGCGGCGTGAGGGCAAAGCGGTAGTTCTCGCGGCCCATGCGGTCCTCGATATGCTCGATGTCGGCCTGCAGTCCGTATCGCTCGTAGCCCACGCCGAGCGGCCGGTGCGCGCGGTGGAGCGCGAACAGAACGTCGGCGCGCTCGGTCAGGCTGAGGCGGTCGCGCACCCGATCAACAGTGTAGTAGTTGCGGTCGGGGCCCAGACCGATCACCTCAAAGACCGTGTAGTCGGAGCCCGGCTTCTTCGAACTCGCGGGGTCACAGACGATATAGAGGTTGAGGCTCCCCACCCGTTTTCCGGGCCAGTAGTTGAGCCAGGCGCGGTCGAAGCCGTGGGTCTGATCGGCGGTCGGGTCGAGCAGCATCTGACTTCCGAACACATGGGGGCCCATGTCGCGGCGTTTTTCTGCCAACGACGCGCGCGTCAACAGCACCGGTGCGCCGTCCACCGAGCCATCTTCGGTGGCCGCGTGTACCCGCGCGACAGCGGCGCCCCGGCCGATGATCTCGCGGTAGGTGTCGGCGTAGTGATAGCGCGTGCCGACATAGCGCTGGCGCGAGCCGGCCGCGCCCAAATTGAGCGAGAGTGCCCAGGCGTCGGTCACTTTTCTGATCATTTGCGGCGTGGTGACGCTCGCGCGCGTGACCACGTCATCATAGACGAGGCGGTCGAAATGCTTGCTGGTCGGCTGACCGTCGACCAGCCCCCAGGCCTCAACGGTCGATTCCTTTGGGTTGCCGACGCGCCGCAAGACGACACCGTCATCCTCCGACCACTTCGGAGCTTGACGGCGCGGCTCCTGCCAGACCACGTCGGCGTAACACAGCTTCAGGTAATCGTTGGCCTCGAACTCCTGCATGATCTGACGCAGGAAGCCCTTGGCGATCGGCCGCGTGTGGCTGAACAAGCCGACCGTCAACTCCGGGTTGGCCAACACCTCCTGGATCGTGCCCGCGAAGGTGATGATCGAGGATTTGAAATGCGCCCGCGCCCATAGATCGAGCCGACCGTCCGGCGCCGCCTCGACCTCGCGGCAACGCTCATAGACCCATGGGTGTAACGCATCGGGCCGACGCAAGAGATGTGTCAGCAGAAAGAAGCGGTCGATCAGCCCGAGCGCTGCTACCGTGGAATTGTCGGTTTGCTTGAGCGTGCGCTTGTAAAAGCCAAGGAGCTCGGCCCCGTAAGTTGCCTGCGGCAACCAGCGTGCGGCCTTTACCAGAAACGGCCCGTTACGATCAGTCCGGTACCGCGCGATCAGGTCCTTAGCCGTGTCCTGTATTGCTTCGTTCTTCTCGGTCGTCGGCAGCACAGGATCGAGGCTCATCTCGGCCATTCATGCACCCGCGCGAAGTCACAATATCGTCGCTTATTGGATCGGCCGACCCGCCCGAACTGATCTGCCGGCCGGTCCGGATCGATTCAAAATCGAAGATTTCGCCAATATGCCCGTCTCCGCCTGCATCATCTGAGCGTGCCGCCCGCGTCTTGCCGGTATACCGCTCGGGCCGAAGATGCTGGAGCCGAAACATCGCTGCGCGCGTGTCGAACTTACGCACCATCAACGGTATCGGAATGCCGGCTTCGTCGAGCCGCAGCACACCATCCTCGTTGCGCTCGTACTGGACTTTGCCCTGATAAATGACGGGCTCTTGGGTGCCGTCAAATCCGCGCTGGTCAAGCGCGTGCTCCAGGCCTTCGACATAGAGCGCCAACGCTTCGTCCCAGCGGGACCCAAATGCCGGCTCGGCCGTGCGCCAACGATAGACATTCGAGCGCGCATAGCCCGCTACCCGCGCCGCTGCAGCCGGTGCACCGGTCTTCTCCAGTGTCTCGAAGAATTGCTGATCACGCCGCGCGCTCCGTTTCAGCCTTCGGCCCATAAGCCCCTCCAATATCAACGGCACGAGCGGCGATAAAGCGTCACGTTGCAGAGCCAGCATTCGCGGCGTCAGTTGGTCGACGTGACAATTGCACTGAAACGCCCTGCACCGCACGGGCACAAAAAACCCGGCGGCCGAAACCCGGCGCCGGGCACGTTAATTTGCTGCAACCGGCCACACGCGCGACCTGCCGAGCATGCATCAATCTATGCCCCGAATTGCGCAATCGTGTCAATCCGGAACCTTTTGCGAACTCAAAAATGCTGAAACGCGCTGCCCCACAAGGGCACAAAAAACCCGGCGGCCGAAACTTGGCGCCGGGCACTTTTTCTTGCTGCAACCGGTCACATGCGCGACCTGCCGAGCTTGCATCAATCTATGCCCGGAATTGCGCAATCGTGTCAATCCGGAACCTTTTGCGAACTCAAAAAAATGCTGAAACGCACGCCCCACAAAGGCGCAAAAAACCCAGCGGCCGAAACTCGGCGCCGGGCGCTTTATCTTGCTGCAACCGGCCACATGCGCGACCTGTCGAGCTTGCATCAATCTATGCCTGGAATTGCGCAATCGTGTCAATCCAGAACCTTTTACGAATCCGGTATGCCGGCAAAAGGACGAGCAGATCCAGAAGCATCCGCCTTTTCCACTTCGATGCCGAGCGCAACGATGTCGAGTGCACGCGCGAACCAGCCGCGTACCGCACTCTCGCTCTTGCCAAACCGCTGAGCGATGCGCCACCAAGGCGCGCCGTTGAGCCGTGCCCAGACGATTTTTTGGTCACGCTGATCGAGCCATGCCAGCCAACCCAGTGCCTCATCCATCTCGTCGATTTCACGACCGTGAGGCGGCACCGGAGGGATTGACGCTGCATGCCAGCCGTAACTCTCCAAGGTGGTCCGCACGACTGCCGGCCACGACGAGCGAATGCCTTTCGGGCCGATCGCAACCCAAAGGCGGTCCAGGACATCGACAGCCGATTCCAAGCGTTTCTTGACATCCTTGCGGGTCATCGTCATCGACCGCCCTCCTCGTCCATATCGCCTTTTCGAGTTCCGTCGCCGAGATCGGGTTCTTTGCCCGGCGCACCTTTTGTCGCTTGCGTCGTGCGCCCCCTCGACTGCCTGCGGCCATAGCGCGCCTCGGCAAGATTGATCAGCGCCTGACGCAACCAGTCATCGCGGATTTCGTGCGGCCGGACGGCAATCACACCTTGGGATTGCCACGCGGACCGCCGCATTTCCTCTAACTCTTCAGCGTTGCTTGCCCGTTCGGGCATGAGCTTGGCCAAAATATCGCGCATGGGACACCTATATCTTCCCATTTTGTTCTCTCTATTTACCGCATACACGCGCGTTTGGATCATGCACCGCCCGCATCTGATGCCGGTTGGGCAGATTACACAGCGGACCATGTCACTGCCCGATGACGCTCATACGCATCACGAAGAATGGCAGCATCAGCACCGTGGTTGAGCACCGCATCAACGGCGCCCAGAAGCGATTCGAATGCGGTGGCAAGCGCCGGCGTTGGCCGCCCATCGGGCAACCGCAAGACCTCTACTGCGCGAGCACGGAATTTTCGCCGCCGCACATAGCCGCGGCGTTCCAAGTTGTGCATGAGTGCGTAAACACCGGATTTCGACGCCAGGCCCAAATGTCGCTGCAATTCAACGAATGTCGGGGCGACGCCTTTGGTCCGAATGCATTCGCAGATAAAGCTATGAGCCTGATGTTGGCGAGGCGTTAGCATTGTCGGTCCTTCCCTGTGTCTGTGACCAATCGGTGTGCGCGGCATCGGTCTGGCCTTTTTCGATGCTGACCACCGATCACTGCCGATAGGATCGCGTTAACGATGATAATTGGAATAATCCCATTGTCAACGGGAAACTTCCCCCTAGCGGATGTTCTAGTCTTGTGGGACGTTTCCCACATGAGTGACACACCGCTGCAACGCGAGCTGCGCCGGCGCATGGTGGCTGGCGGATATAATCAGAAGAGCCTGGCCAGGGCGGCTCAGCTCAATGAAACCGCGGTCCGTGACATACTGAAGGGCCGTTCACGCAATCCCCGGGCGGACACGCTGGAGGCACTTGGACGGATCCTCGGCTGTACGATCGATGCCTTGCGGGGTGGGTCCGATGCGGCCGGCACGGAAACACTCAAGGTTAGTGTCATTGGCAAAGTGCAGGCCGGTGAGTGGTTCGAGGCATTCGAATGGCCGCAAACCGATTGGTACGCGATCGACTCTCCGATCGATGAACGCTTCAATGGCGTGCGCCGATTCGCTCTGGAGGTTCATGGGCCTTCGATGAACCAGGTCTACGCCGAAGGCGACGTCATTATTTGCGTCCGCTACGGCGATATCGGGCGTGAGCCACGCTCAAAGGAACGTGTCGTTGTCCAAAGAATCAACGACCAAGGGATGATCGAAGCTACCGTCAAGGAATTCGTAATTGATGATGATGGCGCTGTCTGGCTATGGCCCCGCTCCAGCCATCCCGAATTCCAGCAACCTTATCTGTTGAAAGAACGGCCCGGGCGGGACGAATTGCGCGAGAGCCAAATGCGGAGTCAATCCGGAGCCGGCTTTCGCGAAGTCTCTGCCGACGAGTTCGATATCACGGCACTTGTTATCGGCAGCTACCGACGCGAATAGACGAAATCGACCTTCGCGCAGTGTGCTGGTGTATCCATCTCGATGTTGGGCGCAAATAGACCGCTCTCGCGGGGCATTGACACCAACCTCCCGCCGACGAACGGCGGATAAGGGCATTTCATCGCGGCTGCGAAATTTCACGAATATCCACGTCTACGCATTTGGCATCGCGCGATAATTGCTGCCAACGCTCGCCTCACCGCTGGAATATCTATCGCTCCGCCAACGCTAGAATTCTGACTGGCATATTTTGTAGTGGTATTTATCCCATTATATTATCTTGAAAATGGGATTTTTCCTGTTTATGTTGCTGGCAATCTGTCCGTGAGGAATAAGCCAGTGGATACACCCAACATCATCCGCAATCGCCTGGTCGATCTCGAACGGCGGTATTCTGGGCCAATACCTCGATCGGCAAAACAGATGGCCAGCCTACCGTCCGGCGACGATGCAAACGAGATCGCCGACATCGAAAACTGCATTCGATACTTCAACTGGCTTTGCGCCAGCCGCGGCGCCCAGCTTCGTTGGGCCGCGCGCTGGGCCATCGCCAGTCGTGGGCAGCCCGGCCTCGCCGCGATCATCGATCTGGAGCGCTTTCAGATCTCTTGCCGACGTCTTCAGGAAGCGCGCCGCGCCCGTGACGCGTGGTTGGCCGCGCGCGAGCGGCACTCCGGGTCTACCGCCCGGTCATATCCGAGCATCAAGCTCGAGCATCCGCTAGCATGAGGCAAACTGCCGTAACCGCGACGCGCCTACCGCCTAACCGCTTCGGCGGCGGAAACCCGCTCGGCGCCGGAGGGAAGCGGGCGGGAACGGTCGCCGATCCAGGCCACAATGTCGCGGTAAACCGTTGCCGCCTGTTTGTCGCGAAGCAACATATGCCAACCTTGGGGATAAATGGCAAAGCGCTGCAAATTCGTTGGCATTCGGTTCGTGGCCGTCATTATTGGCTTAAGGGGAATAATCTGATCTTTCGCCCCATAGAGCATCAGTATCGGCACCCGCACTTTCGGTGCAGCCGCAAGAGCGAGATCCATAAGGTTAGTGACACCGTAAAGACTGTCGACGCGCACATATTTAATAATCCGAGGATCGCGGGACATTTGGATCAAGGCAGCACGATTGTCAGTGGGGATTCGGCGAATCTGATCTGAAGTGAGCTGAACACCAGGCGCGGCATGAGCGGCGATCCAGAGTGCCATACGATTCCCTGACGGCATTATTTCGCGTCCCCAGACAGCCGGCGCCAACAAGACAGCCCCCTCGACCATCGGCGCATCACTCTCCCCCAGCGAAGCCAGCACGACGCCGCCGCCCATACTCGATCCCAGAAGAAACACTGGAAGGCCCGAATGACGTTCCCTGATGAGCCGGACAAACACTTTCACGTCCTGGATCATAGCTTTCGCCCCGGCCCATTTTCCGCGATGGGGTGCGCCGCCGAACCCACGCTGATCGTACGCATAGGTCGCAATTCCGCGCTGACGCCAGGCTCGTGCCGGTTCAACAAAGGCGCGGCTATGGTCGTTCATGCCGTGCAGGGCGACAACGACCGCGGTGATGCGCCTGTCGGGCAGCCACGCTCTGTACGGCAA